GATAAGCGTTACATGCGCCTGCGTATTACCGCTAACGAGATCGAGGAATACCACAGCGAAAAAGAAATTGGGTTTGATGACGTGTCCATGGACATGCCATTTACTCAGAAGAAAGTGGTTGCCAACAGCATGGAGTTCATTCCATGCGTTGAGGTGCTGAACAACCCTGATGCATTTGGCACTGAAGGTAGTGGTGAGTTTGATTGGGTTGCTAACCAGATCATTGCTCACGATGAGATGGTGAAGAACATTCGTGCCAACCTTTCGTTCTTTGGTAATCCAACCCTCCTGTCGTCACGTCCTAAACAGGACATCGTGGAGACAAACCAAGATGAGACCAGCCAGCGGCCAAGTATTTCGAGTCAATCTGGTTTCCAATCCGACTTCTTCTTATCTAGTTCAACATTCAAGCAGGACAATGTAACTCGTGCTCCTGCAGGGTATAACGGTCGTCCTGGTCAGGGGATGCGCGTTCCAAGGGTGATTGCAAACCTTGAGCCTACAGATCGTGTTGGCTTTATTACGCCTAATGCAGTTAGTACTGACCAGACCCGTTACGCAGAACAACTTCGTAGTGAGATACGCCTTGCTCTGGGCGGTATTGATGACCTGAGTATTACCAACGTCACTGCAACCGAATATAAATCTGCATACGGTCGGGTTAGCGCCACTGCCAAGAAAAAGTGTTTACAGCTTTATACATATGGCATCTGCCGTTGTTTTGAGCTGATGATCTTCCAGGAGGAGCAGATCTTCCGTAAGTCGATGGCTTATGAAGCTGGAATTAAAACTCCTGCTGTTCCTGAGGATCTCGAAGACGAGAAAGCATTAGCTAAATACGAAAAACAGAAAGCAAAGTACGAAGAGAAACTGCAAGCTGCGATTGATGAGGCTATCGAAACCCAGGAGATTCCGCCAGGAGTTCTTGGTTTGGCACCAGACGGCGATAGAACTGTCGATTGGCGCTGGTTGGGTCCTGTGTATGAAGATACAACGCAGGATAAACTCAACCAATCTATCTTCACCAGGAACTTGCAAGAGTTAGGTGTTGATAGCATTGAAGCACTGAAGTATTTATTCCCTTCTAAAACGGATGACGAAATCGCGAGCATGCTCTCTGGTTTCCCATTCCGTGTGGTAGGGGAAGTACAGAGGGCTTATTCCGCGTTTATTGATCTAATCAATCAAGAGATGCGGACTCCACACCCGCAGCAACCGAATCTTCCGATGGCTGCGGATCCGAGACTTGATCTCACTCCCTTCCTTTACCGCACACTAGAAAGCCTACAAAAAGAGGTAACCTATGCAGGCCGATACCGCAATGCCGACCCAATCGGCACCCCAAGTATCCCAGACCCCACAGAGCAGCTACGCGGCTCCAATGCAGACAGCAGCGGCAGCTCCTTCGGTGGCAACGACCAATCAATGGGTGGCGCCGTACCAGCAGGCAGCGGCCCCAGCCCCGCAAATGCAGGCCCAGATGGGGATTCCCCAAGCGCCGGTCTCAACCCCTACTCAGTACGCACCCCAGACATCGCAGGCAGCCCCACAACAGGAGAATCCTTATCGGGAAGCCTTCAACAAAGTGGTCGGGCTCCTGAGTTCGCCCGTCCAATTCCCGTCCCTGGGTCAACAGTCGAGTCAGACACAAACAATCGACCCGGCCAGTTACAGTTCCCAACAGGCTCCCCAATTCAGCAACCTGGGGATGCAGACTTCTTCGCCTTCGATCAACAACAACCAGGCATTCTCCAACGATTATTCCCAAACTTCTCTGGAGATAACTCCGGAGCAGATGCTGGCAAACGGAGTAAGTTACGAAGGTCTTGAGATTCACGACCACTTCGGTCCTGATGCTGCAAAAGTCCTTAACGACTATTCATGCAACCTCGAAGATGCTCTGATTCAGACCAACGCTCAGTTGGTTGAAGCTTGCAACCTGCTTCAGGAACTGTCTGGTGAGCACAAAGCTTACGAGCAGATCCTGACTGATCCTGACATTCTGGCTGACTACACCTGCGAATTCTTTGGTGAGAACGGTCCTTATCCGATCCCCGAAGAGCGAGTGCAGCCTCAGGGTATGAATGTTGGTCAGCAGTTCCAACAGCAGCAGTTCCAGCAGCCCGCTGCACCTCAGCGCCCTCAGATGCCTGTTCCTCCCCAGCCTCAGGCCCAAGCCAACCCCAGTGACTTCTGGAACAGCTTTGGCACCCTGGCTGACCGCGACCCCGCTAATGCTTGGCGTTATCTGAACTCCGCCCAGCAGACACCTGATGTGTTCCGCAACAAGCTCCTGGTCATGGAGTGATCTAGGAACATAAGTAGTTCTAGAATAGGGGGTAGGAAACTGCCCCCGAATTTTTTTATAAAGTCATGAAGAAAAAGAAGGCAGGCGCTAGAGAACGGGCTGATCAATTTTTAAATAAGATTGGTACTGCCGGTGGCGCCATTGGCGCTCCCGGTTTAGTCACATTTGGCGCTGGAGATACAGCTAACCAAGTGATGGCTGGCAACGTTGACCAGTACGCAATGCAACGTTCCGCTCCAGGGGCTCTGGGTATCGGTGCTCAAGATCAGCAACCCCCAGCTATGCCTATGGACTTGGACGCCTCTTATTTAAAGCTGAATCTCCCTGGATCTCCACTGCCGACTAACGGTCTCTTGACGCCTCAGTACCTCAGCAATGCTGAGATGGTGCAGAACCAGATCATGGCTGAGAATCAAATGTTATTGATGCAGCAAACTCCGTACCAAGGTCAACTGCCTATGGGTTATCCGGAGAGCCCTAAGAAAAAAGGACGCTAATTATGGATTCCACTAAAGCAAAAAAGGCCGTTGGTAAAGCGAAGCAGGCTAAAGAAATGGCTGCATTGATGACTGCACAAGCAATTGCAGACGCTCCTATCAACCCAGAAATTCAAGCTCCAATCGCAACAATGCAGCCTGAAGACGGCTACATTGATCCTTATCGTCCACTGGGCACTGTTGCCTCTGTTCCTTACAGCGTTGGAAATATGCTTGGTGGCGGCAACTCTCCTATGTTTGTAAATCCTGAGGCTTAAATAAGTTGGGTTGATAAACCCTTGTTATAATTTTTTGTAATGGAATCCCCATTTCCATACTTAAAGGCTTAAAAGCCCTCAGGTATCAGCTAAACCTGTGCTGAGAAACCAACATGTTTATTGATAACGATTTTCCAAAACTGTTGGGTGCTGAGCTGTATCGCCCTCACCCCGCATACGTGGTGGAAATGGCCTGCGAACCCGTCGTGGTCCATGACTTCACCAAACAACCCGGTCAAACTGTTCAGTTAGATCGTTACCGTTTCTTCGGGAACCCCGGCACCAAGACCAGCCGTGAGCGTACCCAAGATCAAACCATCGGTACTGCTAACAGCCGTTCGATCGTCAAGGACAAGGTGCTTGTGTCTCTGCGTGAGTACACCGGCCCTGCAGACCCGAACAACACCAACCTCCCGAGCACCTTCAAAATTGCTCGTGAGACCCTGATGACTGCTCAGCGTCTGCTGCTTGACACCGGCAACCTGAACATGTTCCACCAGAGCATCGGTTCTTTGACCCTGCTCGACGACTATCGCCGTTGGCGCGATCGTGTCTTCCTGGACGAACTGTTCAAGGCTGAGTCCCGTGGTCAGTCTGGCGACACCCAAGGCGGTTACTACTACCCCAACGACCACACCAAGACCGGTGTGACCGTTTCTGCTTACTCTGCTACTGAGTATGCTTCCGAGCGTTTCAAGTTCAACGTTAAGACCGACCTTCTGAACGTTGTTAAGAGCCTCCGTAAGCGCAACGTGCCTGTCTTCCAGGACGGCTACTACCGTTGTATTGCTGATCCCTCCTTCATGAAGGATCTGCGTGCTGACCAAGGCTTCCGTGAAGTGGCCCGTTACCCTGGCATGGGTCAGCCTAACCCTCTGATGGGTATTGGCGCTCCTAACGCTGCTATCTACGCTGGTGGTCAGTATGGCCAAGCCCAGTTCGTGGGTGGTGAGCCTGTGATGCCTTCCGGTTTCGTGTTCGAAGGTGTCCGCTTCTTCGAGTCCACCAACTTCCCCGACAAGACCGCTACCGTTGACATCGGCGATGGCTCTGGTGCTGTTGCTGGCCGCACCACCCCTGCTGGTCTGTTCTTCGGTCCTCAGGCTGTTGGTGTTGGTATTGGTGGTCCTAACGCTCAGGTCCTGATCAATAACAACGACGACTTCTCTCGTTTTATCATCCTGATCTGGCAACTGTACGCTGGTTTCGCGAACCTGAATAAGGACTTCGTGACCACTGCCTTTACCATTTCTGAGTGATAAGGGAGGTACTAACTAATGGCAACTTACAAATCTGAAGCCGGTGCTATTCTGCAGCCCGGTAATCAAATCAACCGCCTGTCCTCCTACAACACCGAAGGTGTTTATGCCTGGCCAGGTCTTGAGTTCTATGAGCTCATCGGCTACTTCAAGGTCAATTCCACCACTGGTGTTACTAGCGGTGATCTGATCGTTCCTTCCCCTGACCGTCGTCCCGACGATCGTGTGCGCGATGACCGCACTTCCCTGGTGGTTCAGGCTG